CAGGATACAACTGCGCTTACCTTGCTGTGGACCATATAAGAGCATTTGATGAATCCCTCTACGTTCTTCTATGTGGAACTGGTGTTGGGTTCAGCGTGGAAAGACAATTCATTAACCGTCTTCCGGAAATCGCTGACGAGTTTCATGAGTCAGACACAACCATTGTTGTTTCTGATAGCAAGATAGGATGGGCTAAAGGACTGAGAGAATTAGTCAGCCTCCTCTACCAAGGGATGATTCCCAAGACAGACTATAGTAGAATTCGCCCAGCTGGAGCGAGGCTCAAGACATTTGGTGGAAGAGCGTCTGGGCCTGACCCTCTGGAAAGATTGTTTGGACACTACATACACACGTTCCAGAACGCTAAAGGCAGACGACTGAACAGCATAGAATGTCATGACCTCATGTGTTGGAATGGAGAGAGCGTAGTTGTGGGTGGGGTCAGGAGAGCAGCAGAGATAAGCCTGAGCAACCTGACTGATGAAAGGATGAGACACGCAAAGACAGGCCAGTGGTGGATAGAGAATCCACAGAGAGCCTTGGCTAACAACAGCGTGTGTTACACAGAGAAGCCCGACATGGGTATCTTTATGCGTGAGTGGCTCTCCCTTTATGAGTCGCATAGTGGAGAGCGGGGCATCTTTAACAGAGAAGCTGCTAAGAAGCTTATGCCGGAAAGGAGGGACAAGGACCACGAGTTCGGTTGCAATCCCTGTTCTGAAATTTGCCTTAGAAGTGCAGAAACTTGCAACCTTTCAGAAGTGGTGTTACGCCCAACCGACACGATTGATGATGTGTCTCGGAAGATAGGGTTAGCTACCATCCTTGGGACTATTCAATCCGCGCTCACCGACTTCAGATACGTCAGACCGATCTGGAGAAAGAACGCAGAGGAAGAGAGGTTGCTGGGTGTTAGCTTTACCGGAGTGTTTGATTGCCCAGTAGTCTTGAATGCCACACCCACTCAGCTTGAGGCATGGAGAGGCTCGGCTATTACCATGAATAATATCTGGGCCAAGAAGATGGGTATTAACCCCTCGGCTGCCATCACCTGTATAAAACCGTCTGGCACTGTCAGTCAGCTTACAGGTGTAGCCGGGTCAGGCCTACATCCTTCATACTCCAAGCACTACATCAGACGCATCAGACAGGACAGGAAAGACCCCCTCAATCAAGCCCTGATTGACGCAGGAGTTCATTACGAGGATGACCCATACAACAAGGAGGCTATAGTCTTCTCGTTCCCCATGAAGTCTCCTGCGAGGTCACGCACCAGACACGAGGTGACTGCTCTACAGCATCTTGAGATATGGAAGAAGTTCGCTCTCCACTGGTGTGAGCATAAGCCCAGCGTCACGATCTATGTGGGTGAAGACGAGTGGTTGGCGGTTGGTGCTTGGTGCTACAAGAACTTTGATATAGTCAGTGGCGTAAGCTTCCTGCCAAGGGCAGACGACAGCCACAGCTACGAGGTTGCTCCTTACGAGGAGATAACTAAAGAAGAGTATTCCACGTTTCCCAGAACGAAACCCATCAACTGGGAATCAGTAGTGGAAGATGATGACAACACGGTTGGAAGTCAGGAACTCGCTTGCACCGGAGATAAGTGTGAGATACTATGAGCGAGGGAATGAAGGAAATCTGGTGGCAGTGGCATAAGGAAAACCCACATGTCTACCAGATGTTCGAGAGGTTTGCGCTTGAAGCTATCGAGAGTGGCAAGCGTAACTTCTCGCACTGGCTGATTATGAATCGAATGCGTTGGGAGACTGCACTACAAACGACTGGGGATGAGTTCAAAATCAGGAATGACTTCATCGCTTACTATGCACGTTTGTTCATGGCTTACCACCCAGAACATGAAGGTTTTTTTCGGATTAAGAGAATGAAGGAAGACGAGGATGCTTACCTATGAACTTAATGATTATCCCGGATGCTCACGCGCATCCCGATTACAACAATGAAAGGTTCAGGGCGGTAGGTCGGTTACTCATGGAGGAGCAGCCTGAGTGCGTTGTTTGCTTGGGTGACCTAGCTGATCTACCGTCCCTGTCCTCTTACGACAGAGGAACAAAGGGGTTCGAGGGGAGGAGGTACAAGAAGGACATTCAATCAGCCATCGAAGCCCAAGAACTATTGTTCGAGGAGATGAACCGATTCAACGCTAGAAAAAGAAGGAACGGCAAGAAACAATATAGGCCACGTTTAGTGATGTGCTTAGGCAACCATGAGGATAGGATAACTAGAGCCACAAATTCACAAGCTGAGTTAGATGGGACAATAGGTATCGCAGACCTGCAGTATGAAGGGTTCGGGTGGGATGTTATTCCCTTCAAGAAGTGCGTCACCATAGAAGGAATCGCCTTCTCGCACTATTTCACTACTGGGGTATCTGGGAGACCAATCTCTAGCACCCATATCGGGCATACACTGGTCACTAAACTTCATTGCTCTGCCGTCCAAGGTCATTCGCATTTATATAATCACGCAGAACATACCAGACCTGACGGGCAAAAGATATTTGGTTTGTCTGCGGGTTGTTTCTCTCATCCTGATTACTCCGAGAGTTGGTGTATGGATACTGAACATCAGTGGTGGAGGGGGGTTGTAATTCTGGAGGATTTAGATGGGGAAGGTTACTACGATGGGGTAAGGACTGTAACCCTGAGAAAGATCATGAAGAAATATTCGTAATGCTTTTCACACATCCTCTGGGAAAGGCTGTGATTCCAGACCAAGCACCCTTCTCATCTTTGGTGTGGGCTACCTTAACCACATCTTTATCCTTCTGAATTAAATATCCTACTGTTGTTATCACTGGTGGGTTAACTTCATCAGGCTTCTCCCATCCCGATGTCCCTAGAATGTCTCGCCACTCGACCGTTACCAGTCGAGGATTTTTCACGCTGCCTTCCTAAAGGGAAACCTTAGATTCCTATCCATCCTTTCCCGGAAAAGACCGTTGAACTTTTTCTTTATCTCTAGAATCCTTATGTCAATCTTGCGCATCATTTCTTCTTTTCTGGGTCGAAGCAACTTACTCCTTTCATACTTGCGTTTGAGTTTATATAGCTTGGTGATTTCCCCATTTACCTTTCTCAAGGTATTGACGAGCAGCGCTAGTTTGTAATGTTTGCTCTTCTTGAATGATTTCCATTCCCCGCTCTCCGGCCCGAAGTCTCTATAGATTCCTTCAGCAAACATTTTAGCTGCCCCCACCTCTTCGCTGAAAGCGTTGAATTCTGTATTGGCGTTCCACTTGTCTCGCAGCTGGGGTGTATCATAGAACCGTCTGATGACAGGAATCTTATTCCATTGTATCTCTCCTGTAACTTTCTCTCTAGGAAGAAATTGACCACTAACCTGCATGCGCCAAGGGTTGAGAAAACTAGTGGCTCTACCCAGAAAATTACCAACGCCACCAGTAGCTGTCCTAAACATGTAATCTAAAATTGGCGGGTCTATACTGATAAACCCTTCTTCATATTTTGTCCCGAGCCGTGCCTTCTCCCCACCCGGGAACCACGTGTACATCCCACCAGAAAGCCTGTTCAACCAATCAGCAACAAATTTAGATGGAGCACTCGTACTACTCCATGACCTATAGGCTGGAGGCTCCGCAGCTGTTCCTGCGTAAGGCTGTTTATATATTGGGTTGCCAGCCCAGTTTTCATTAAGGGCTATATCGGCAATCGGATCAAAGATTGTAGGTGAGGCCGACTTAAGCAATGTATTGAGAGTATCATCACTGTGCGCAATATCCAAAGGTGAGAATGATTCCGCTATAGAGCTAATAAGATGGGTGGTAGCCTCCCAAGGATTTATCTGCCCCATCGCCAGTGCCACACCGGTGTCCGCAAAAACATTGGGAATATTGGAACCATAACCCAGTGGTATCTTGGCAAAGTTATTCGCTCCCGGAATCCATATAAACATCTGTCTCGATCTTTGCCCCATATCTATTTGTGCGTAACGATTCTTACCGTCTTCATCCTCCCCACTCATTAGATAATTATAGACACTGAGAGCCATTTGCGCCCCCATGACGTATTTTAAGAATTTCCTTAATCGTCTTGATTTATTGAAGGCCCGAAGAAACGTCGCTCCACCTGCCGTCCCTGCATTAAAGAATAAATACCATGCATTAAAGATCGGGGTTAACTCGCCCTTCATTGTAAAATTAACGGTAAGGTTTCGAGCAGCTTCAACACCTAATTGAATAGCCTCTATCTCGGTCAGACCATTCTTCATGGCAACCCGTTTGATCTCTATGTAGGTGGCTAATCTCATGGCGTTCTCTACAGAGCCGTTGATATCACTCACAAGGTCACGCATGAACCTTAATCCATGAAGGTATCCCTTGCGGTCCCCTTTTTTAACTATATCACCAATCTTGTTTTCAAGGTCTTTAGCATTCTTGAAAGCATAGAAATCAATGCGCCCACCATTGTCAGTGAACTCTTTAGCTGCTGCCGAACCCTCAGTATCACTCTTTCCTGTTCTTATATATCGGTACATCCCAGCTATTGTTTTAGGTAGATTCTTCGTGGCGCCTAATGCAATTTCTTTTGCTTGGTTCGCTTCAATGCCCTTCTTAATTTCAGACAAAGCAATGATATTCATTACAGCAAACTGATAATCCTTAGCAAAGTTTGTTACAATGAAGGGGGGAGACCAAGCTGTGTGCATCATTCCAAAAATTCTGTTTATCATGCCAACCCATCTTGTAATGTTACCGGGGACGCGATAATGAGTTTTGTTTAAGGCTCTCCCTATATTTTTATCCTTGACTAGAATATGCCACTGCTCTCCATTCTGTTTGAAGGAGATAACATGTTGAGGGTCTGATTGCTGTGGGAGTGCGAGGTCCAAGAACAACTCTGACGTTTCCGGGTCTCTTCCTTGGAAAAACTTTTTATCTTCAGCGGAGATTATCATCATATAGTCCCCAAGAAGATGCTCATTCTCCATGACCATTCTGGCAAAAGCTTGGTCTACCTTGTTCTTTTCCGCCCTGTCTATGGTTACATTAACCTTATGGAATGCCCATGCCCACGGGCTTTCGGCTGGGCTTCTTCGACCCATCCGTCTCCTTTCTTCAACCCCTCGTATTCCAAACCCGACCCCACGGGGAGTGTCTCCGAAAAAGGCCCATGTTCGATCTTCATTATCCCCCTTCAGCGGAACATAAGTGCTAGCATATAGCTGTCGCTTTGGCTTTGCTTCTACCCACCCTATGACCTTTCCTTTTTCAATGGTGGGGTTATAGTACCTTTGTCCGAGCCATTGCTTTATCTGCCACTCTGGAACTAAGCCTTCATCCCGTAAAATATTTAACCGATAGTCTAGTCCGTTGTAAACATATTGGGCAGCCTTCTGGATGTTCTTCATCCCTTCTACGCCATACTTCTCCCGCAACTCTTTCATTACCTGTTCCGCAGAGGGACGGTCAATAAACATATTTGGTCTTGCCAGCCTCTCTGCTTCAGTGCTGAAGATGCCAGCTGGGGGAGGTATGTTTGTTTTCTTCCTCCATCCCGGCCTCTCGTCATTAACCGAAGGAGCATGCGCTGCGTACAGATAATTTCCAAAATCTTCCATATCAATGTTGTGTTTCTGCGCAAACGCTATCATTGGTTCAATGAAATCTCTTCTGAAATCATTCCTCTTAGCGACAGTCTTGTTCTGATAATCACCTTCAGCTTCGGATGGTTTTCTGGTTATCTTCCCACCTCTGGTTGCCTCCAAGAAACTCTCATAGTCCTTTATCGTTCCAAAGTAATGGACAATGGCTCGGTAAAGTTGCGTACCCGGTTCTATGCGGAATCGTTGCCCGCCACGCTTGCGTCCCAATCCACGGAACGATAGCTGTGATTCCTTCTTCCACGCTTTCCCTCCCCATACCATCTTGAAA